ATAAATAAATTATGATTACAATTATTAAAAACATGAACGGTTTACAAGCTAACAAAACCTTAAACAAGTTAGCATCTAAGTTAGAAAAAACTTACAAATCATCTAAAAACTTAAAGTTTGGTTTTGAGATAGGAAAGTTCGATGGTGTATGGGAATATAGTATTAAGAACATTAAAACGAATAAAGCTTTGGTTCTTAAAGAAGACAAACGGTATAACAACTGTCAAATGGCATTTGTATATCTACAATCATTTGATACAACAGATAACGGCCCTGCACAATATAAGGAGGACTTAAAACAATATGTTAGGAATATAGATTTATATAAATTTTCTCAACAGGTCATCTCAACAATAGCAATATAAACATATAAAACTTTAACAAAACTTTAACATTTTGAATTTGGATATACCGAAAATTCTTCGTATATTTAATATGTAATAATGATTGAGATAGTAATAATCCTTTAAAATAATTAACCAATTAAACCATAAACCATGAACAATTTAAAAGAAGAAGAAATGACAAGACAACAAAAAAGAAAGTTAGAAAGAGAAAACCACAAGATGAAAGTTTTCATTAAGGTGGATACCAATCTACCTCAACGTACTGAGGAATTAAGTAATCAACTTGTAGAAGCAAGTATGAGTATGTTAAAGACATTTGGTAAGATTAAAGAACGTTTTAATCTTAACGATGAAATCTCCCACAATCTTTTTCAATTTGTTGTTCAAGCTCACAATGAGTTTATGAAGAACCCCTACGCTACTCCTGATACTTATAAAGAGTTTGAAAAGATGATATGGGAATCAGCTGAACGAAGTTGTTAAAAATTAACAATTAAAGTTATCAAACTTTCCCCTCATACTTTAATTAGTATGGGGGTTTTTATTTATACCAAATGAAAATAAATAATATAATATAATATAAGAGATATATTATGAGCAAGAGTATAACCATAGAAATACCAACAACTATAACAGTAGGGGCCTATATCCAATTTGGAACACTTGACCATTTGAGTGATACAGAACGGATAGTAAAGATAATTTCAGTAATTGCATCCAAGAGTGAAGATGAAGTAAAAACTTGGGCAGTAGCGGATATATCTAAAATATACAAAGATTTAAATAAAAGATTAGAAGATACTGAACCAACCTTCCTACCAGCATTTGAGTGGGGAAATCAACTATGGGGGTTCCAACCACTACATAAGATGAGTGCAGGTGAGTATATAGACCTGGAAACCTACCTAAAAGATGGTGTAAAGGGATTACCCAATGTTTTATCCATATTGTATAGACCTATAACCAAAAATAGATTAGATGGTCTTAAATGGAAGATAATGAAGAATATAAAATATGTGATTGGGAAAAGTGAAAACCTATTTAAGTATTACGATATAGAGGAATATGATATAGAGAAACAAGAGTATAGAAAAAATCTATTTAAAACTCTACCAATTTCAGTAGCATTGGGAGCTTATAGTTTTTTTTTATCAACAGGACAAATACTCTTAAAAGATTTAGCAACCTCTTTCCGCAAAGAAATGAAGGGGATGAAGAAGGAGGACAAGGAGGAGTTCCAACGATTGCTGAACACTACGGTTGGTTCGGAACACTTTATGGACTTGCTAAAGAAGGTGGAATACTCAAACTAACTGGTGATAAATCAGTAACCGATTGCAATTTCATAACTATGCTAAACTGGTTGAGTATAGAAGATGAGATACATAAGGAACAAGAAAAAGAAGATAGAAGAAGATTACAACAAATGAGTTGGAGAAAATAATATGATAAACTACCAAGAAATAATAAACCTTTTTGAATTAGCAGTAGGAGAGAATATCTTTTATAAAGGGTTCGGTCATGGTTCCATAGATAATTTGGATAGTGCAGTAAATACAGGCTACCCATTATTCTTTATCAGGCCACAGAGTTCAGGTGGATTGAGTGGAGTAGATGGTAGAGTAAGAACCCTAACCTTTGAGTTATACTCATTAGATGTTCCTAAAATAGCAGACCAAGATAGGAGAGTATCCCTTTCCAATACAGAACAAGGGATATATGATGTATATGGATATATTTTAGATGGACCGGTTCAATACGATTTACAAATAACAATGTCTAATATAGTTCCGTTAGTAGAAGCCTTTGGTGATAAAGCCTGTGGTTGGTTAGCAACAATAAACATAGTAGGTAGTGGTACAGGTATTACCTACTGCAACATCCCAACGTAATGAGTATGGATAATAAAATAGCGTATGTAGGTGGTTTTTTAACCACAACACTTATGACGGGGAATGTGAATGATATAGTAATGACTGCAATGTTAGGTCTAATAGGGGGTTTCTTTGGTTTATTAGGGAAACAATTATTTTATTGGATTAAGGATATAATATGGAAGAAGTAATAAAAGTATTACACCAAGGAGCAAGAAGATTAAAGGAAACTCTACAAGATGGTATCATCAATCAGGGTTTACTTAAAACAGGTACTCTTGCCAATTCAGTAAAAACCCAAGTAGATGAAAAAAACTTGGAAATTATTACTTTCATGCAGGATTATGGAGTATATCAAGATAGTGGTATAAGTGGAACACAGAGGAAGATAAGTGGTGATAGTAGGTCTTTATATAACCCAGGCCGGTTTCGTTCTAAAATGATAGGTGGAACACTACCCTTCGGTGTAAGAGTAGGAATTGCACAACAAGGATTTAGACCTCGTCCATTCATCGTTCCTTCATTCGATAGAGTAGCAGAACAATATTTGGATGAAGCACTAACCGAAGCAGGAGCAATGGATATAGATACAAGTATAAAAAATATATTCCTTACTAATGGAGGAACCGCAATATGAGTGTAACAATAAATCTACAACCAACTTACCCTAATGTAACAAGAACCAATTTACTTTATGTAGTAGGTTCTAATGAAATTACAGCATCACAATACCAATACGTAATGGATGTGGTAAGTGGTTCACTACTAACAAGAATAAAACAATACCCTAACCCAGCAGGAGTAGCAGTATATGATGTAGGTAAGATACTTGGTGATTATATAGATGAAAGAACTGATATCTTTGATATATCAGGCTCTACTAACTATGGTAGTGGTAAAGGAACCTTCACAATCAACTTTGGTGAAGAATACGGAACCTCTCCTTCTTCATCAGTAACCCTATACAATGGTAGTGGAACACCAGGCTCACCTGCAGTAACAGGCACAACCTCTGTGGTATGGGAAGGTATAATAGAACCTAACAATGGTAGTGGATATAATTGGGATGATGTATATAGTAATAATATATACCTAACCTCCTACCCTAACTCACAAACACCTTCTACTGATTTTAACTACAAAAAAGTAGCAAGAGAGGATTATGGGATACTCTCTTTTAAAGGAGATGATGTGAGTGGAACTATACAAGTAACACTAAAAACAAAAGCAGGTGGAACCATTGGTTCTCCTATAAATGTAAAAGCAGTAGTAGATAGTGTAGGAACTATAATACCAGTAGGACCACAGAACTTACTACTTGCAGGAGTAACTCAATCAGAATTAGATGCAACTGAATACTACTATGTAACAATCGGTAGTAATTCATTCTACTTTTACATAGATGAAGGAAGTTGCCACTACGAAAGAGTAAATTTCTTCTTTCTAAATAAACAAGGTGCGTGGGATTTCCATGGTATAACACTACCGAAAAGAAAATCAACCGAAGTAACAAGACAAACTATAACTAAACCTTTTGTAGATTATAGTTCTCTAACCTCAACCTATGATAATAAAAGAAGAGGAAGTGAGTACTACCATATCTCACTACAAGATAGATTTACTATATCTACCCAATACCTAACACAAGGGGAAGCAGATTGGTTGAGTGAGATGTTGGAAAGTTCCAATTGCTTCATACAAGAGGGAGATAAATTCTCACCCATAATGATAACCAACTCATCATATACCCACAATACGAATAAACGAACACAAAAGATTTTCCAATACGATATAGAATATACTTTCTCAAACCAAAGACGAGTAAGATAATATGGCAGATATAATCATCAGAGTAGTATATGAAGGTGTAACCTATGATTTAGATATAGACTCTAACATTCCACTACGCCTTGATGTATCTGCAATAGAAAACCAATCAGTAGGTTCGTTTTATGGGGTAGGGTCTCAAACCTTTGAATTGCCAGGAACTAAAACTAACAATAGGTTCTTTAAGAATGGATATGAGGTAGGAGCAGAGGATATACCAGCGTTTTACAATACGATTGATGGTTATGTAATCTATAACGGAGAAACCCTCTTACAAGGACAGATACAACTTTTGGAAATAATAACTAATGAAGGTGGGTATGTATCGTATAAGGTGCAACTAACTGATTCAGTAGTTCAGTTCAAGGATGCTCTGGCAAGTAAATTAGTAAAGGATGCGGATTGGAGTTCATATAACCATACACTAACTAATAATGCAATAACCCAATCGTGGAATGATGATTTATTAAGTGGTTCAATCTACTACCCTATGGCTGATTATGGTAGAGGTGATGATGATATATACCCAAATATACCAAGAATACAAATAGGAACCGAAGTAGGTGCAATTGGTTCTACCACTACACCAATGGGACTAAAACAATTCCTACCAGCGATAAAAGTAAATGATGTTTTAGATGTTCTTTTTACCCAAGTAGGATTTAGATATACAGGTTCATTTACTGAAAGAGATGATTTTAACCAACTATACCTTCTAAATAAACCCAATGATGGTTTGGGAATAGTTGCAGACCCAACAAGTATAGCAACATTCCAAGCAACCTCAACTATAAATCAAGTTCTACCAAAAGATACTAATAATGATGTATCTGCATCAACAGAATTAAGTGATCCACTAAACCAATATAACCCAACTACTTCTAAATACACCTATGCAGATGATGGAAAATATACACTAAATGGACAAATAGGGTTTTTTAACCCAGTCCATACAAACCCAGCTGCTGATGTAAGAATAACCTTGGAATTAAGAAGTGGATTGAATAATATTGCATATACACTTTTAGATGCAGAAGAAATAGATTTGAGTGCTACTTTTGATGGTATAGGACCCTTCTACCTAAATGTAGCAAGTGTAAATACCTTCCACTCTGCAGGTGATAATGCATGGTTGCATGTAAAATACCAACAAAGCTTTGGTGGAGGAACTGCCGGTAACCTAACACTAATAGGTTCTAACACACAATTTAATTGCACCTCAGCACCACTCTCATATAATGGAGCAGAGGTAGATATGTCCTTGCAGTGGAACCCACAACTAAAATCATTAGATTTTATCAAAGGGTTGATACAACAATTTAACCTTGTTCTAACACCTGAATATGGTGAAAATAATACTATAAGAATAGAACACTTTGATGATTGGATACTACAAGGAGAGAATAAAGATTGGACAGAAAAGTATGAAACCGCAGAAAGAATAGCAATCAACCATACAGTAGATGAGCAACAAAGAGAACTACTGATAAAAAATGCTGATGATAATGATAGGTTTTCACAACTTGCAATAGATAATTCACCAAACTTCCAATATGGAACTCTTCGTCTTTTAAGTGATAATAATATATCACAAGGAGAAAAGAAGATAGGAGACTACTTTGCACCAGTAGTAATAGGAGGTGCTATAATACCTTTTGAGACAGGTTCGGATGGAACCCCTACATACAATATAGATTTGAATACTTCGTTGGTTATACCCCACCTATACAAGTATGATAATAACAAACAACAATCATTCGCATTCAAATCAAGACTA